GTCATTCATCTTTGTATAAAGAGCGCTAGAAGCAACAGACTTTAATGCAACTGCATTTTCTTCAATTACATTTTTTATGATTTTTCTCGCATTATCCTTCATTTGTTATTCCTTTTGCCATTTGGTAAAAATTTAAATTTTTCTTTAATTCTCCAGAATTTTCTAAAATACTTTTTACCAAAACTTTTCTGTTTGAAGGATTTAAAGAATTAAAAAATTCTTTTAAATCTTTCATTTCCGTATCTTTTATATTTATAGTTGTATTATTTTTAAATTTTAATTTATTATTTATTTTAGAATCATAATTTTCCACAAATTCTAAAAAATAACTCATATCTTCATCAAGTTCGGTGTAAAAAGTCGATTCAAACATTTTTTCTTTAAATTCTTTTTCTACTTCCGAAATAGCATTATTTAATTTTATAGACAAAGAATTTGTTAAACTTTTCTTGAATGAATTCTCATTTTCAAAAATTAAAGAGTTAATTCCATTTTTTAATATGAGATTTGTTATTTGATTCATTTTTAAGCCTGTTCTTCTGTTGACATCGTTTGTGCTTGTTGTTGAGCCATCATAGCCATCTGTTCTCTTTGAATTCTTTCTCTATCAACTTCCATTTGTTTGTCTAGTTCTTTCATATCTTCTTCGGTTTGTTTTAAAATTTTTGTTCTTATAAAATCCGTAGAGAAATATTTTCCAACATATGGTTCAACAACAGAAAGCATTTTTATTCTTTCAGCTAAAATTTCACTTTCTTTTAAATCCCAAAAATAATTATCAGTATTAAAAACAATTTTTATTTCTTGTTTTAATGATTGCCAATCCTGCTCTGTCATAACTCCTTTTAATAAAAGTTGAACACGTAAAAAATCTAAAAAGAGTTTTGAAAAGTTGTGACGTAATTTTTCAATAAATTTATAAAATTTAACTTCTTCTCTTGTTATTTCGACAGATCTTCCCATGTTGAATCCGCTTTGCTCTGCAGCTAAACGGTTCAAAGGAACATTTAAAGAATTATAGAGTTTCTTTTTAAAGTAATCTACGTCTTCAATTTGAGACATGGCTTGACCGCCGGGAAGAGTTGTAATCTGCGTTCCCTGCGAACCTTCTCTACGAGGCAACCAATAATCTTCTAATACAGATAAATGATTTCTTTCATCTCTAATTTCACCAGTATTTTGATTATAGATTATGCGATTGCGGAATCTACTCATCATATCCCGCATGTATTGCTCTGCTTTTTGTTTTGGCAATTGTCCAACGTCAATATAAAATACTCTTCTTTCAGGCGCTCTTGCTACTCTGTAAACAAGTAGAGCGTCTTCAAGCTGACGTAGCATGTTTAAAGGTCTAATAGCTTTATGCAGATGACCCAAAACACGTTTAGTATTCATATCAACAATACCAGATGGAACATATACAACGCTGTCTAATGACAAATGCAATCCACCGGGCCCTGTCATTATGTAAGATTCTTTATCTGAATCTGTGTAAAGATAATATTCTTCAATTTCTTTGATAAAGGAAACTGATCCAGTATTTGTTCTCTCTTGTTCTTTCTTTACTTTTCTAATCTTTTTAATTTTTAAAGGGTCAATAGGAATTATTTCTTTAATTCCATCTTGAGGAGAAGATTTATCAATAATAATATTATAAAAAATTCTAGAATCTATATACCATCGTCTAAAAATTTCATAAGATTTGTTATTAAAATCTAATAAATTTACAATTCTATCAAATTCTTTATAAATTTTTAATTTTATTGGTTCTGTAATTTGTAAAGATTTTAAATCTAATTTTACTGGTTTGGAATCACTGCCTTTTACTATTGCGGCATTTACAATTTCTTCAATAGCATTATCCACTTCTGGATAAACAGACATATTTCTGTATTGTACAATTGCACTGCTTTCATCTTTTAATGTGCCAGTGTAATCGATGGCAGAAGAAAAGAAACCACCAACATCTACTGTTACAGTACCATCAAAGGTTTCTGGAGCAGATATTTTTTGAAGAGCGTTTTCTTGTCGTTCTTCTTTTGTTTTTTTACCTTTGCCAAATTCAAATCCAAAAACTTCTATTTCCATAATTATCTCTCACAAATAGTTATACAGGATTTAATTGTCAAAATCATGCACCATCATCTGTTATCTCGGAGCCCTGTGATTTTACTCTTAACAAATCAAAAAGTAACACTACTGTAAATTGACAAAATTGATTTACAGATCCCATATTTAATGATACTGGTGTAACCGTTTTTGGCCAGCAGCCATCTAAAATAAAAGTTTTTAAATACGTATTTGGGCTACCTTCACCATTTAAAGATAAATGATTTATAGACCAGTTATCTGCTTTATATGTTGGAGCAAATGTAGATATGTTTGTTGTATGATTATTTATTGAATTTTGCCAAGTATGAAATTTTTTCCATAAATCATTTGTTCCAGTATCGTCATAAACAACCATGGACCAAGTTCCATATTGTTTTTCTCCCGGATAATACATTTTTCTTCCAAAATATCCATATTCAATATTTTGTGTAGAAAGTGTTGGTATTTCTGTGGCCGCTACGTGAAATTGACTTACTCCACCCGTAGAAAACGGTATGTTTCCCTGCACAACAAATCTATTTTTTCTTGTTCCGCCGCTAAAAGCATTTTTAAAATCAGTTATTGAAATAGCCATTATATTCCTTCTTCGATGATAAAGTAATCATAACGAAGTGATACTTGAAATAAAGCTTGATCTGTCTGATTCATGGCCAAACTAATACCACCAACCTGCTCTGGCCAGCAACCAACGAGTTTAATTTGTCTCAAAATATTACCTCCATTGAGATCTAAATGTTGTACCACCCAATTGGTTTTTAATTTTTCATAAGCAAAATCAGCATCTTTCACTTCATGTGTTACGTGACCATCTAAAGCTTCTTTCCAAGAGTGGAAAGCTTGCCACAAATTTTGAGAATTATTGTCGTCATAAACAGTTATAGACCATGGCTGATATTCTCTATCACCTGCAAAATTTAATACTCTACCTCTATAAGGAACTGATATAGTGCCAACACTGGCTTGCGGCAATGATGCAGAAACAATTTTTAATTGTTCTGTTGCTATGTTTGGAGTAAAATCTATAACAGATGGAAATGCTTCATCCAAAGGTACGGTAAACCTATTTTGTCTAGTACCACCATTAAAATTTTGTTTAAATGTTTGTATTGAATTATTTGTTGGCATATTATGCTGTTACGGACAAGTTTATTGCAAATTCTTCAGACGCTAGTATTGGTTTTATAACAATGCTCACGTTTATTGTGGTAGAATTATCTGTATTATTAGAACTGTCACAGGTTATTTGAGTAAATGCAGAATCTAAAAACTGGGACAATCCTATTAAATAAAGAGATATTTCTGAGGTTATTGCTGCTCTTGTTGGAGTATTGTTTACCTCAAACACATATTTTAACAAAATATTTCTTACATTTGTTTCAATATCTTGTTTTAATTTCGAAGGACCGACTCGCTCTTCTGATGTATAAGATGAAGATGCGCCAGCAGTGGCTCCAACTAAATCTAATCCTAAGAAATACTCTAAATTATTTTTAATATAAAAATTAACTCTATTTTTCTTTAATAAATTTTTTGTTGTGGTATCAGTCCAGATAACTGGATTTTTTACAATTCCATTTAGTATAAAGGAATTATTTGATCCAGCATTTGTATAATAAAGTTGATTTAAATTTTTAGCTCTATTAAATGCACCAGCAACATCGCTCATCATAGGAAGAGTAATTGTTATTGTTGTGCCTGTTTGCAAACTTGAGGTTGGAACTTTAAATTGATATCTTTGACCATAAATATTGAAAATTCTATCTGCTACTGTAGATCCGGAAACAAGAGATGCAGAACTAAAAAGACTTTCAAAATTTTGAGCAGTATAACCAGCACCATTTGCAGTAGAACCAAAAATTCCTATTACTTGTGGTGTGTTTTCAACATATTGAGCTTCACTGGTAGTATTATTTTGTGCTATTAATACATCGATTAAATTAGAAGTATCTGTTTCGTATGAAGAAAAGCCAGAACAAACTCCAGCTATAACTAATGTTCCACCATATGACAGGTAATTTAAAGCATGTAAAAAGTCGGTTCCGTTGGTTTTTCCTGAAATTTCAGTTCCGTTTGAACTAAAAAATCCAAAACTTCCTCCTTGAGCAGCACTTGTAGTAAGAACACACGCTGTAATTCCGGAAAGATTGTTTAGATCATTTACAAGATCAAACGGATTGTTGTAAACGATATAATTATCCGCTGTACTACCAATTGTTGGATT